ATCAACAATCCAGAAGAACATGCCCTGGTCTTACGTCAGGTGGCGAATACATTACGGGATAGCGTCTACTCCCAGATAGAATGGGCGATCAATTATCTGGGGCTTGAAGAAAAATTCAAATGCACGACCTCACCCTTGCAGATTGAGTACCTACCCACAGGACAGATGATCTACTTCAGGGGTGGGGATAAGCCTCTGAAAATTAAGTCCATCAAACCGAAGTTTGGTCATATCGGTATCTTGTGGTTTGAAGAGCTTGACCAATTTCACGGAGAGAACTCCATCCGCTCTATCTACCAGTCGGCAATCAGGGGTGGGGATAATGCGGTTGTGTTTTACAGTTATAACCCCCCACGCTCCAAGAACAACTGGGTTTACAAATGGCTGGAAATACCGGATGAAGATCGGTTCGTTCACCACAGCACCTACCTTGAAGCGCCCCGTGATTGGTTGGGGGAGGCGTTCATTCGAGAAGCCGAACACGTCAAGGAAACCAACCCTGACGCTTACAAACATGAGTATCTGGGTGAAGCGGTTGCCCTGGGTGGTCTGGTATTCGATAATGTGGAATTCCTAGCGATTACGGATGAAGAGATTGAGCAATTTGACCACATCCTGCACGGATTGGATTGGGGTTACACCATCGATCCGACAAACTACACTAAGGCGCATTTTGACGCGGCGAAACGGACGCTTTACATTTTCAGTGAATGGCGTGACTGGAAACAGAGCAATCGTGAGATTTATGATCATATCTTGAAGGCTGGTTACAATCCTAAACAATTGCTTATTCCTGACAGTGCCGAGCCGAAGTCAATTGCTGACCTGCGCTCCTACGGGGCTTATGTCAAGGGTGCTGAAAAGGGCGCCGATTCCGTGCGGTACTCTATGAAATGGCTGCAAACTATCAAGATTGTGATTGACCCCAAACGCTGCCCTTACCACGCAGAGGAATTTCGTAATTACGAATATGAGCAGAACAAGGACGGTGAGTTCATCAGTGCCTACCCCGACAAAGACAATCATGCAATCGATTCTACTCGCTACGCCTGTAATCTTTACTGGAGAAGGGCGGGCGTGTAATGTTTAAGACAATTTGGAATTGGATAGTAGATTGGATAAATAAGATGCTAGGAAAACAGAACATAAAGCAGGCTTTGAACGTGGATATCGCCATCAACAGCGACATGGCTGACAGGCTGGAGTTGTGGACGGAAATCTATGAGAATGATCCCCCCTGGGTGAGTTTCAATGTCAACGGCAAGAAGAAACCCAACGATGTCTACTCCCTGGGCTTAGGCATGGGAATATCGGGTGAGATTGCCCGAACCGTGACAATCGAGATGAAAGCCGAAGTGACGGGTTCGGCGCGGGCGGACTTCCTGAATGAGCAGTTGGCGCGGGTGGTTGAGAAGATGCGTCACCAAACTGAGTTTGGCTGCGCTAAAGGCGGGTTGGTGATGAAGCCTTACGTTGATGGGGATAAGATCGCCGTTGATTTTGTGCAGGCTGACCAGTTCTACCCTGTGAGCTTTGATTCGGACGGGGATATCACAGCGGCGGTATTTATCGACCGAAAGAAAATCAAAAATCATTGGTATTCCAGGCTTGAATATCACTCTATGACAGACGCAGGCTGTGAAATCGTCAATAAAGCCTACAAATCGAGCGCAGAGTCCGACTTGGGTAATGAGGTGCCGTTGACATCCGTTGACGCCTGGGCGGATATCCTGCCAGAAGCCACCATTAAGAATATCGAGCGACCTTTGTTTGCATATTTCCGCTATCCCAAAGCTAACAACATTGACCCTGACAGTCCGTTGGGCGTGTCGTGTTATTCGGGCGCTGAAGACCTGATCAGGCAGGCGGATTATGCCTGGAGCGAGTTTTTATGGGAGCTTGAAGCCAGCGAAAAGGCGCTTTATGTGGATGAGACGGCGCTAAAGGTAGACAGTGACGGCAAGTTCGAATTACCGAACAAACGGTTACATCGTGCTATGGCGGGGGGTTCGGCTATCGGCGAAGGCAAGCTGTATCAGGAATGGTCACCGGATATTCGGGAAGTGTCCTTACTAAACAGCCTAGATGCCATTCTCCGGCGTGTTGAGTTTCAATGCGGTTTGGCTTATGGAACGCTGTCAAACCCCCAAACGGTCGACAAGACCGCGACCGAGCTAAAGATCGCCAAACAGCGGTCGGCAGCCACCATCAAGGACACACAAAAGGCGCTTGAGAAGGCATTGAACGTCCTGCTGTATGCGATGGATGTTTGGGCTACGCTGGGAAATCTGTCACCTCGCGGCGCTTATGAAGCGTCCTTTGAATGGGATGATTCTATTGTGGTTGATGCGGACACCCAGCGTCAACAGGACATGCAGGAGCAATCACGAGGCATTATGTCAAAACTTGAATATCGCATGAGAAACCACGGCGAAACGGAAGATCAGGCACGTAAGATGTTGAAGTTGGTTGATGAAGAACGTGAACCGATGTTTGAGATACCTGGAGAGGAATGATTGATTGCTAACCGCCAACCAGCTTGACCTACTCCCTCTCCCCGTCCTCAATCTTTTCGAGAAATATCACATCACGATACTTGAGGACATCGCCCGCAGGATTGCCAACCTGGATTATGCCAGCGCGGCATGGCAGGCGCAACGGCTGAATGAAGCAGGGCTGCTGTATCAGGACATCTTACAGCGGATTGCCGACATATCAGGGGAGTCGGAGAGTGTATTGAGGCAGATATTCAAAGAGGCGGGCGTCAAAGCCTTCCGGTTTGATAACAGGATTTACAAGGCGGCAGGCTTGCAGCCGCTCCCCCTGAACATTGCCCCCAACGTCATGGAAGCCTTGATGGTTGGGTTGCGCAAGACACAGGGAGCGCTACAAAACCTGGTGCAGTCTACGGCAATTGCTGGTCAGGACGCTTTTTATAACGCTACCGACCTGGCATATATGCAGATTTCGACCGGGACCTTGGATTACAACACGGCTATAAGGAGTGCTGTTACCGACATCGCCAGCCAGGGGATAGATGTTGTTTACTACGCGTCAGGTCATAGAGATAAGATTGACGTGGCTGTCAGACGTGCGACCCTGACGGGCGTTAATCAAACCGTGGGTGAAATGACCATCGCCAGGGCTGATGATATGGGTGTTGACCTGGTCGAAACGTCAGCACATATCGGAGCGCGTAACAAAGGGGACGTGCCGGAAAATCACGAATTATGGCAGGGGAAGGTCTTTACTAGGGGTTTAGATCCAAAAAACAAGGGCAAGTATCCCGACTTTGAGAAGGTCACAGGCTACGGCACGATTACGGGGCTTTGCGGAATAAATTGTGTTCTAGGAGATACAAAAATATCAAATCTTGGCATACGTGCCGGATACAGACGTAAGTATTCCGGCGAAATCATTGTCATCAGAACAGCCAGTGGCAAGGAGCTTTCCGTCACACCTAATCACCCAATACTTACCGATAAGGGATGGATTTCTGCCAACTCTCTTGTTGAGGGAAATAATGTAATCAGCCGCTCCTTCTTGAATAGGAAAGGCGCTATTAGCCCAAACGTACACAAGGGAGAAGCCAGAATCAAGGATGTATTTAATTCTCTCTTTGTAAACGGCATGACGACCAAGTTTCCTGTTTCTCCCAGTGACTTCCACGGCGATGTTACCGATGACAAAGTCGATATTATATTTTCCGACAGCTTTTTGAGGGATAGCTTTAATGCCTCTGCTTTTAAATATTTCAAAGAGGTCGGACTCAGCCTTCCCCCTAGTTTTACCAACTCTTTCAAGCCCTTTGGCGCGCTTAGTGAGGTCTTTCCAGCTTCTTTTAGATCCGCGCACGGCATCGTGCGCAGCTTCGGAGAGAGCGTCTCTCTCTTCTTGCGTCATACGCTCCAGTCTGTTTTTCATAGCTTTAGAACGATTTTCAGCAATAGAAATACCAAGTTTTGCGAGATATTTACCAACGGCTCCCTCGGACAATCCAATTTCTTCGGCAATCTCATTTTTCCACATGCCAGATTCATACATGGTAAGAAGTTCTTTGGGAGTAATGCCAGTATTACGAATAAGGTAGGATTTCCAGTCTCTTCCGGCGTAAACACCATTCCTTTTGAGACAGTTAGTGATTGCGCTACAAGAGCAATTGTGTTTATCAGCAATATTTTTAACAGACGAACCGCTCTGATACATAGAGATAACATCATCAACATCGAGCGCAAGCCTTCTAAGGGTTCTTTTGTCCATATTTATAACCTTTCTACAAATGGTGAATGGTATTTTGCTAATGATATTATAACGCATAACTGCCGTCATTCATTCAGTCCCTTTTTTGAGGGCTTATCCGAGCGAAATTATGACAAGAAGACCCTGGATGAATATGCCAATAAAACCGTTAATTATCAGGGTGAAGAGATAAGCTGGTATGACGCCACGCAGGAACAGCGGAAAATCGAGCGTGACATTCGAGAAGCTAAACGAGTTGCCGCTGCCGTTGAAGCCGCTGGACTGGACGCCGGAGATGAAAAGACCGTCATCAGGCAATTACAGGCTAAAATGAGAACCTTTATCAATCAGACGGGCTTGAACCGTCAGTATCCGAGAGAGCAGGTTGAATAAAGTCGCACTTTCGCGGAATCCCTGTATAATAGCCTTATGATAGACGAAGGCGGTATCCAGTTTCCAGAGGATGACGAGCTTATTAATGAGTTCCTGGATTACGTTGCTTACTTCGGCTTTTCAGGCGGTGTAGGGTTGGAGTTTGACACTCGTATCAGCACCCTGGAACGCGAAGAGGCTGAACGGGTGGTACGTGAATTTATTAAGTTTGCCAAGAATGAACCGCCGGATGAGGATTACATGGATGACCTGCTGTGGGGGCGGGTTGATCCAGATGACAAAACCCCCACTGGTTAGGTGGGGGAATGGGGAGAGGGGGGGTGTGTCTAATCTTCTAGGGCTTCGAGATAGGGTAATGTCACAGACTTTACAATCTCCATGACGTGATTAGTATCAACGTCATCTGGAGAGTCTAGACTACTCTCATATTCCTGTAAAGCCTCTTCGAGTTCAGCCGTCATGCTCTCGATATCTTCTGTTGACATTTTTTCATACTCGTCAATCTCAAATCCACCGATGCCGATTTCCTCAAACTCGTCAATCGCTTTTTGTTTATCTGACTTTTTTCCTGTTCTGTATCCTAACCAATTCCTAGACATTTTATCTCCTTTTTCTAACTCCTGATACTTTTCGTGTACCAGCTGTCTGACGTATTCGCTGGTTGTGGGGCTTACCGAGCTCTCGACCAGCGTCTCGAGTTCTCGTTTGGTTTGCGTGGTCATTCTGATGTGGCATTGTATGCTTTTGCTCATGTTAATCTCCTGTGTAAATTGTTCTCAAATAGGTGTTGTTTGGTTCGGAAGAAAATCTAACCTCCCAGATTTCCAAGCCGTCGCCTGTGTCGTCGGGGTGGGTACAAGAAACCAATACCGCTGTACCCTCGAAACGCTCTCTTGTGACAGGTGACTGAAAGATAGATACTCTTTGTCCTGCTCTTAATCCATTGTCGTACATGTTTTCTCCTTGCCGGTTACGATGCCACCGGCGGGGCTGTGATTGGTTTACCGTTTATAGCCGTATCCCTGGCTCTCGATGTAATCATAGCAGTCTGGACAGGCTGTTCCGCTGTAGCTGGTTTGCATGATGTTGTGTGGGCTGTGAACTACATGCCCGCAATCAAGTTTTTTTGAGTAGGAGGGCTTTTCTTCTTTGATTTCCTTGGCTTTTCGTACGCCCACCTGGCAGTCCCAGCCATCATCCCACTTGATTTTGCCTGTGTTAAGAAGCTTTTTGTATGCTTCTTCTACCGTGGTAAACTCTGGCTCTCTGCCGGGGAAGCGCTCTGCTAATGTTTCTGTTTGGTAGGTCACCGCATCTGCGAGGAAGCTCATCAGGTCTTCTCTGCCAATAACTTTCCAACTTCCGTCACTCGTGTACATGGATAAAAATTCTACTGTTACCGTTTTTCCTGTTTTTTCGTTAGTCACTTGGTAGTTCATCTCGTCTCCTGTTGTCTATGTTCTTTACTATATATAGTATATCATATTGGTATACACTTGTCAATAGATAATATAGGGAAAAAGGTATATTTAACAAGTTCTTAACAATAGATATTTTATTTTATTGATTGGAATTTTAAAAAATACTGTGCTATAATAAGAGCATAAGCGCCAACCGAAAAAGGCGCGCCCGAAAGTCGTAGGACTGGAAGACCAGCCACGCTTTTCACAGAAATGTGAGAGCGTGGCTTTTTTGATTCAATTCGACCGGTCAGGGCGAAACCTGACCACCACAACGTGGGCGGAAACCACGTAAAAAAAGCGTAGTGAAAGG